CACCCTGGTGCAACCAAGTGATTTGCCCCAGGACTCGATCATTGGTCTCATCCTTGAGAGTTCATCTAGGTCGCCACCAGCCAAGAAGTAATGCAAATTCTTTAGTTGTGGATAGACAATGATCTCTGTCAACACCACCGAGTCTTTGGCCGGCCACAGCTGTAATTGCTGCTTTTCAACCATCTCGGCAATGTCATCAAAATTGTGTGTGCCTCCAGAGTATTCTAAGGCAGCCTCCACATGGTAGCGCAACCTTTCTAAATGCTCTTGGTCGCTCATCGCTTGCCGCTGGCCACAGCATCAAGTCTAATGACCCCAATGCGCCAGTCGGCCAAAGCCGCACCAGTTACCACCATGTTAATTTGGCGGCCAGAAAACCTGACAGAAGTTGGGTTGGCTGCCGTAAATGGCCCAAAGGTAGACTCAGCACTTGTCGGGTAAAGACGGGTTTTAAACGAAACCACCGCCTCACCCAAGGTCTGCTCATCTGGCACAACTTCCCTGACCTTCATCACATTGTCGCCATTGCCAATTTGGATGGGGCCAGACTCTGCAAAGAGTGTCGCGCCATCATAGTCAAAGCCGACCTCATGCTCATAGACCTCACCGCTATCATCCACCATCAAAGGCAGGGTGAAAACACCGGCATCAGTGCCACATAGGCGCACCAGTGAACCAAGATTCCAGTGATTCTCGCGGTAATTAAAAGTTACATAGCTGTCATTTTCCAAGCCTGCACTGCTTGGGTAAAACCACCAAATTTCACCAAACTTGGAGTTGTGGACCGCAACAATTTTTGACCTTTGGTCAAAGTTGATATTGCTGAAAACAAAGTCCGAGACATCGCAAGGCAGTGGCTTGACGTACCCGTCATAAATAAAGAACCCAGACTTGCTCATCCAAATGGCAGCAGTGTCAATGGCCGCCACAGACTGGGCCGAGATCAGGCCGCAGCCGCTTCCGGCCTTCTCAAAGCCATAAATAAATGGCGCGCCAACATACTGGGCCGTGTGGACATCCACATCTGTAAACAATAGATTGATACCCTTGACACGTTTGCCGGCCAACAAGCTGCCAGGCGTTGTCAGCTCATAATCGCCTGCCTGGTTGTCGCCTGCTGGTGTCCAAAGGGTATTGTTCTCTTGGTCGCACCACTGCACTTTTCTTGGGTTTCCACCCGCGCCAAGTGCAAAGAGAAACCTCTCGGCGGTCACCAAGATGGCAGTGTTGCTCACTGGCGCGTTGGTAATGACAGCAGCCAATGTGGGTGTGGCAAAGCCTAGCTGCCACTCGTAAATCTTGCCATCGTGGTTTGAGCAAGCCACCAAATACTCGCCCCATGTATCAAGTGACCAAGTGGTGGCAATGTCTGCCGATCCAGTATCTGGCCGTGGCACGCCATAAGCAAAACTGCCATAAAGGTTTTTGCCGTAGCCTGTGCTGCTGGTGGCATCGATGAAACCAGTTGTAAATCCAGTGGGTGTGATGTCTTTTAGAACACCCAGCACATCCATTGCAAAGAGCTTGGAGTGAGTACCAAGCCCAATGTAAGAGTCGGCACTGTTATCGCGCCAAGTGATGATTGCCCTGCAAGCGCCCGTCACAGTTGATGCCGATTTACTGCGCCAGCCGTTGACTGGTCTTAATGTGTTTTCATACCAGCGTACCAAATTAGCGTCATGCCAGCGCCCAGCAGACTGATACTCAGTGCCATTTCGGTAAACACCTGGGGGTAGTTTGATGGGTATATACATGGCTAAATTGTAGGTAGATTTGAGACAAAAGACACAGTGGCAATGGCTGATGGCACTGCTGGCCGTGTGGGGCTTGAGCCGGCAGCAAAATGCTCTAGCGTCACATTCACATTGTCAACTTTGTAAATGATTTCAACATAGTCGCCTGCATCTAATTCAATAAAGAAGTTCAAAGCCGCAATCATGTGGCTCGGATCACCTGTGCTTTTTCTTGCAGGGGGGTGATACCGGCTGTTTGAATTGTCTACGTTTGTGCCATTCTTGCGAAACCAGATGTCCACATCATGGCTGTCGTTGGTGGTGTTTTTCAGTTGAATCGAAAACTGAATGTTAAAAACACCAGAGTCTGCGACATTGAGCCTTGAGCTGTTTGACAGCGTGACCCCATTAGAGATGTCTGTGTTGCCAAATACCACAGCAGTGGCAGCTGTGGTGCTTGCAGCCACTTGGTCGGTCAAGTCGAAAAATGCCCCGTGGGGTGTGTTCAAAAACTTGCCGCCCTTTGGACCAAACAAAGCGCCCAATGTGCTGATCAATCTTCTGAAGTACCCGTTCAGCGCCCCATTGTTTTCAGCAAAGTAGCGTTTCTCATAAGCCTCTGGCGCAAAGCCAAGGCTTGGGATTGAGGGGACTTCGAGTTGTTGATTGACGTTGGCCATGGGCTAATTATGTCAGGACAGACAGCGCATGGTTGATGTGTTTGATCCGGTCATCTAAGCCAATAAAACCGCCATTGATCTTTTTGGTCATGGTCCGGTAGTCCTGGCTATCCGCATACTGGTTGAGTTTCTGGACATCCCAAAACCACCCAGCAGTCAGGGCTGCATACTGGGGTGTGGCCACCAGGTCAGGGTTGGCCCAGAAGTCAACACCCAAAGCCTTGCCAGCGTGAAAATACGAGCTAGAGCCAGTCAGCTGTATGCATCCTCTTCCTCGGAAACGATACCCATCCCCAGAAGCCTCATCTCGGTTGCCCATGCGACTTGAGTAAACGACATTGGCAATGAGCTTTGGATTTCGCTGGCAGGCTTGGGCCTTTTCAGCGTCAAAGCGCTTGGGCCATGTCTTCATCAGTCCGGCAGCAGAATATGACAGACCCTCTTGAAGCATTTTGAAATTACCGCACTCATGGCCACACTGGCCGATAAAGGCAGCCTGGCGCAGTGGCGTTGAAATGTCAAAGCGCTGGAAAGTCTCATTAAGCGCATCGACCCACTCTGGGCCAATGTGCAGCCGTGACAATTGCTCACTATTGACCATTAACTATGCTCCTCACTTCGTTGTAGGCGCTGACGCAGGCGTTGAGCTTGGTGATGGCTTTGTCTCCTTCGGCTGCGAGGTCGATAAGAGTTGCAATAGTCTGTCGCTCAAGTTCGCTTTCATCGGGCTGGCTGGGTTGTGGATTTCCAATGGCAATGGTGGCACTTGGACTGGCTTGTGGACAACTTGCGGTTGGGAGCCGCAGCCGGCCAGTCCGAGCAAGCTCATGCATAGCAGACTGTTTTTTCTTGACATTATCTTGGGCCTTTCTGAGTTTGGTTTCTTGATCAATCAATTTAGTGCCAAGCTCTGCCTCTTTGGCTCTGGCCTCATCATTCTTTTTGGCAATGGCAATCTTCATGTCATTGTCTCTGTCTTGCCAGCCAAAGTGATACCCACCTCGGTAAGAGCCAAACAAGGCAATGCCGATTGCCAGGGCGATATAGGGTAGTGGAATGCCAAACATTATTCTGCCTCTTGTCTGGCCGCAGCCAATTGCACGCGCTCATGGTCATCCTCAAGATGGTCCGGTGGCGTGTCTGGTGGTGGACCAGGTGTCCAAGATTCATCAAGCTCTGGATTGGTCCAAGTTGGCATAGCCCCAAATGGTTGGCTTGGGATGCCGTTGGTCTTTGCGTTAAAGCCATGATTGTTGCTGTAACCATATTGCTGGCCATAGCCACCCTGCATTGGCTGGCACATCGGCTGCTGGCCCATGGGTGGCTGCTGCCTAGAAGTCATTGCCCGTTTGCCAATAACACCGCCAATGCCGCCAACAATTAAAAGAACGATATCGTTCAGCATCTTTGTATAAGCCTGGTCAATGGGGGCCATTGATTTGATTGGCTGGGTGACAAAGGTCACTGAGTACAAAAGCGCGACCACGATAAAGAAAAGAATCAGGGTGACAGAAATCACCACAATGCTCCAGACCCTGACCTCGATCTCTTCAGTTGTTAGGTTTAACTTCGTCAACTTTTTTCTCCAAGATTGGTGCTACCAAGTATTCTGGGCAAGTCTGAGTGAATAGGCATCTAGGCTTTTGGCACTCTGTCGCATGAAAATTGTCAGGGTTCTGGCACTTGTAACGATATTTCTCGTCACAGCCAGTCAGCAGTAAAAGAAGCAATAGATATCTCATTTGCTTTTTATTTTTTCATAAATCACAGCAATATCTTGACGATTGTGCATGATGTCGTCACGATTCTTTTGTATTTCTTTTTCTAAGTCTTGACGTAGTTTTTCACGGGCAAGTTCAGCACCAGTGTTGGTGGCTTGCTTGTTGTCTGATGTGACCACTAGACTAATCTTATTGTTCAGTACAGTAACCTCATGGGATAGATGCGACAGTGAGTTCATCAAATACACCACGCAAGTAAAAAGAATTGGCAAGATGGCAAATGCCACTTTTTCGATCAGAGCGTGTTTTCCGTTTGTTTCATTCATTTCCCTAGACCAACCCTTCCAAGTAAAAGATTAACAATTCTGTCTGACAAATCGTCAGGAAGGAACTTTAGAAAACCTAAAAAATATAACGCCACACATCCGTAAACGAATATTTTGAGGCATAGATCAAAAGTCTTTTGATATTCATTCACCGACCACATCTGCTTGTTTTGCAGAACTCCATCAATTCGTAAATACCAACAAAGACTAGAAAAGCAAGAAAAAATACTGCGCCTATTGCCAAACCTATCTCTAGTTGTTCTTGTTCTTTCTCTTTGGCCTTCTTTGCTTCTGCCTTCAATGCACTTATCTCTTTAGCATCAGCCAAGTCCATCTGCGCTTGACGAGCCTTAATTTTGTTCCAAACATCAATCTTTCCTGTTTGCATGAAAAGAATTTTGAGTTCTTCCTCAAATGCTCTAGCCTGTTCCAAAGCCATCTCAATCTGGAGGGCAGTCCCCATGTTTGAGCCTTTGCCAGACTGCTTGGCTTGAAGCATTGCTTTTGTAGCTACAGACTTAGCGTCAAATAACTTACCAATCATGGGCGCAAGTGAGCCTAAGTCATTGGCAACCTTTGCTGCCTTCTTGACCATGCTGATGGCGCTTTGTATCCCCGCCAGGGCCGTGATTGGATCGATCATTTCCGTTCTACCTTTTCCCACTTGATGCAGACAACCCTCCGATTGTAGACATCACCGGTCCATGTCCACCTGGTGCATCTATATTCGGCAGCTGCTGCTAATAGGACCAGAGCATAAATCATGGCCAAAACAAAATGATGACAAAACTGCCCCAGATCACAAAGACAGTGATGCAGACCGCAGCAATGATTGCCACGGCCCAGTCTTTCATAGCCCGAATATCTTTTTGACGAATTCGGCAGCCACACCTGGTCCAAACAGCACGGCAATGATTACCGCATAGAGAAGATATTCAATCTTGGTCATGCGCTTGTCCCCATCTCGCAGTGACCGGTCAATGTTGTTGTATCGCTCTAAACAGATCGCTTCATGCACGGCAAGCCTTTTGTCAACATCTGCATCCATGATTTTTACTTATGTGGTTTCAACCCAACCCAATTGCTCTTCATTCCAAGAATATCGTTTGTTGTCAGTAGGCATTGGTGTTGGTGCATCCCACAAACAAGTTGTTTCGTTTAAAACCCAACTTGCAAATAACTTGGGCGGTATAAACGCATCTCTTGTGGAATCATAGGTGTAGCCTACACCAGCATAATTTTTACGCAATGGTCGGCCTTCTGGGTGTTGGCCGCCATAGGTGTTGTATGAAGTTTGAATCCAGCCAGAACCAAACAATCCAGAATCAATAACGTCTTGTTCAGCCACAATAACTTGTGTGACGATGCCGTTTTCTACTTGTGCAAAATGTGACATGGTTTTTAGAATGTTATTGAACCAGAAGAAGTCCATTTGTAAATACGATATCCGCCTGTGGTTGTAACTGTAGGTGAGCCAGTTGTAGACGTAGCAAGGGAATACGTATCCGCGTATCGGATGATTACAACTCCAGAGCCGCCATTACCACCAGAAACACCTCCGCTATCCTGACCTGCTCCACCACCACCACCGCCTGTATTTGCAGTTGCCGCAGAGCCATTTTCATTAGTATTGCCGCCATTACCGCCACCACCAGCACCACCGGGGCCGGGGGAACCTCGAGAACCGCCACCACCACCGCCAGCATAAGTAACCGCTGAGCCGCTATACGAAGACGAAGTTCCAGCACCACCATCTCCACCTGATACTCCGTTTTTTCCGGCAACACTTGCGCCACCACCACCACCACCAGTTAATGCGCCACTACCTTGACCAGCACCTCCAGCATTGCCTTGCCCTGCTGTCCCTGCAGCACCCGGGTTATCGTATGGACCACCACCACCAGAGCCACCAACTGCAACAGCAGGGCCGCCTGTACTCCCGCCTCTGCCGCCACCAGTAGATGTGATGGAGCTAAACACAGAATTGCTGCCGCTAGTTGACGCATTTTGACCGCCAGTGCCGCCACCGCCAACAGTTACTGTAATAGAAACACCAGTAGAAACAGCAAGTGCAGTTGCAGTTCTGAATCCACCAGCTCCTCCTCCACCTTCACCAGCACCATTGGATGTACCACCACCGCCACCACCGCCAGCAACGACTAAATAGTCAACAGTAGGTGTAGGATTCCCAAAACTTCTTAAATTTTGAAAAACCGCTTGAAGTGCGCCACTCATGTCAATCCACTCCCAGAGATTAGCCAAACTCCTGACGATGAAAGACCTGAAACTTTGATTGCTGTAGCTGACCCATATTGGGCTAGACTTCGTGAACCAGTAGTTCCAGCAGAAGACAAATACATGGTGTCTGTAGTAATTGCAATCGTCACAACTTGAGAAGTCAAGTTAATAAATGTGATTGCCGTACCTAATGGGTACGCAACAGAAGTGGCTGCGGGTATTGTGAAAGTCCTTGCATTAGCATCAGTTGACGGATGGAAAATAACTTTTCCTGAGTCTGCTAAAACTGCCGTGTAAGCCGCACTCTGACTATTAACGGGAATGTTCCTAAATCCAACTGCATCTGTGCCATCAACTGTGCAAGATGATAATGTTCCTGATGATGGAGTACCTAATGCGGGAGTTGTCAGCGTAGGCGAGGTCAGAGTCTTGTTGGTCAGTGTTTCTGAACCCGCCAAAGTGGACAGTGTTCCCGTTGTGGGGAATGTGACGTTTGTTGTGCCTGTCAGAGTCCTTGTGTAGGCAAAGTTGCCAGAGCCTGTGACTGTCATGGCAGCGTTGTTTGCTACGCCTGTGCCTCCGTTAGCGGCTGGTAAAGGAGTCCCAGAATAGGTCATTGCCAATGTGCCAGATGATGTGATTGGACTGCCTGCAATGCTGAAGATGCTTGGGACTGTGGCTGCCACACTTGTCACCGATCCAGCACCTGGGCCAGTGAATGCGATTTCAATAGACCCAGCGCCTGGCGTTATGGTCACACCAGACCCAGCAGTCAAAGATGCCTTGGTCAAAGTGTTGCCGGTGCTGTTGCCAATCAGCAGCTGGCCATCGGTGTAGCTTGTTTGGTTAGTTCCGCCATTTGCTACCGCCAAAGTTCCTGTAATGTCAGAAGTGGAAACAGTAATTGCATCCCATGATGCATTAGTGCCATCGCTTTGCAGATACTTATTGGCAGCAGAGGTTTGTGATGGCAACAAGTTATTCAAAGCACCGGCAGCTGTAGACGCACCAGTGCCACCATCGGCCACCGCCAAATCGGTAATGCCAGTAATTGAGCCGCCCGTAATCGCCACATTGCTTGATGTGAGTGGGCCTGTCACCCCTGCCGTTGCTGTGACCAGACCCGTTAGTGTCGATGTACCCGTCACCGCCAATGTCGTGCTTGCAGTGATTGCTTTAGCCGCTAGGGTTGTATTGTTGACTGTGGCTGTTCCTGTGGCTGCACCAAGGTTCACAGCAGTCGCTGCACCGGCCAAGTTCACAGTGGTCGCTGTGGTGTTGACCAGGGCAAAGGTGGTGGATGGTGTCGTGATGCCGGTTGTGACAGCTGGCGAGGTCAGGTTTGTTGTGCCTGTGGCCGTCAGCGTACCCGCGACCGCCAAGGTCTTGCCAGAGCCAACATTAAGGCCAACACTTGTGCCAGTGCCGGCAGCAGTAAAAATTGCATCGACCAAATCAAGGTCTGTGTTGACCTTGGTCCCCCAAGTGTTTGAGCTTGCGCCAACTTCTGGCTTGGTCAGCAATAGATTTGTGGTGGTGGTATCTGCCATTTTTAGTCCTTAGCCAAAAGTTTTTGCGCGGGTCAACAAATTACCGCCAGAGGTTGAGCCTCGGTCATCGGCCACTTGCAAGTCATTTAATGCGCGCTCATAAAGAGTCGCCCATACTTGAATTCTCGCATCATCTTGCAAATATGGCGCAGACTGAAGCAGGCTGCCATAAAGATAAACATCGGGGCTTGATGTCAAAAGAAAATTGGTTGCAACACTTGCAGATAACTTATTCAAATTTGCAAAGTACACAATTTCTGTCGTGTAGGATGAGTCTGGTGTTGGCACAAAACGAAACTCAGTGCCGACTACGCCAAAAAACTTTGGCTTACCGCTGGCTGTAAATTTTGTTGATTCCTGATCCAAGGCATCCATTGTCATAAAAGACAAAGGCGTGTCTGGGTTTGTGCTGGTCAATTTAAATGCTTTGACCTCTAAAAAGTCAGCAGGCGTTGACTCAAACTCTGAGTCCACTGTCAAAGTTGTCCTGATCAACATCTGCCTAGTGCGCAGTGTTCGCTCCACTTGCGCCTCGGCCAAAGAGATAAAGTCAGGAATGACAGAAGTCAGGTCCGACCGGTTAAGCCAGTCACCAATGGATGTCTTTAGCTCTGTATAGGTTGTCAGTGCCATTATTGGGCCTCTTTTTC